ACCATGTCATTGACCGACCTCGACGAAGTAACATCAAGCACAACTAGTGCTGAAATCCAAGACTACGCCAAGAGCGTTATCGAGGAAATCAACCAAGATCGACAGGGCGAGCCAGAAAAGAAGTCTGACGCACAGATCACAAACGAACACGCTGGCATTCAACAGCCAGGAGACAAAACACCTGCCGAGAAAAATTCCGGCAGTAACACCGCCACTGATGATGGCGAGGAATCCGGCAACGCAGAGGAAAGCATTGAATGGCTTACCGATGATGTTAAAGCTGAGGCTGCAACGTATGGCATCGACGAAGCTGATCTAGCCGAGTTTGCCAGTCGTGAGGAGTTGGATCGGGCATTCCGATTGTTTGACAAGAGTGCGATTGAGGCTGGCCGCAAGGCATTAGCCGAAGGCGAGAAAGAAGGCACGACTCGAAACGAGAAGGGCCAATTTGTCAAACAGGAAAAGCCCAAGACCGATCCTACTAAGGAGGAAACTCCGAGGAATGGACGGTACGAGGTTTCGCTGAGCAAAGACATTTACGACGAAGAAATCATTAGTGAGTTCACGCGAATGCGTGATCACTATGAATCTCGTTTGGAAGTGTTGGAATCACACTTCGCGGAAGCAAGTGCAGTTTCTAAGGAACGGCACTTCGACAGCTTAGTCGATTCTCTTGGACACGCTGATTTATTCGGCGCGACTGACAAGGAAACTGCCGAGGAGAAGCAGCGTCGAGAGGACTTGTTTGTGGAGGTTGAAACCTACCTAGCAGGTCGCAAGACACTGGGTCGACCAGCAGAACTTAACGAATCTATTGTCAACCGAATTGCGAAATCACTCTTCGCTGATGAAATTCGCAAGAAGGAAATTAAACAACGAACTCAGAAAGTCTCAAGGCAGAGCAATGGCCGCATGGGCGGAAGCCCGACTAAGCCATTGAAGCCGTCTGACGATCCCCGCGATCGTGCTGACAGGCTCTACCAAGAGATGTCTGGTAACTAACATAAGGAGGTTCCATCGTGGGACTTGGTATTGACCAAATTGATGACTTCGTAAACACCATTCACCAGGAGTTTGCGGGTCAAGAAAGACTTGCGGCGCAAGATATCAGCTTGCCGTTGCAAGAGTACAAGTACGCTTCGCGCCTTTTCAGTGGCAACTTGCAAAAGGACACCATGAGCACATCACAGTGCAAGTGGAAGGTCAAGGTTGCTACCAACAACAACTTCCAGGTTGTTGGACTTTACCACCGCGATTCATCCGGTCGGGTAAACACTATTTCCGAAGGTTCGTTGAAGTGGGGTCTAACGACCAACAACTACCACTATGACATCGACGAAGAAATCTTCCGAACTGGTGGACGACAGATTTACGATTACATCAGAGGCATGGAAGATGACCTGATGACATCGTTCTACCAGGGCATGGAAGACTTGATGTTCGGACCTGGACCGTCCAGCCCGACGCAAGACCCATTCTCGCCAGTGTCGTTGCTGTGGTGGATTACCGCTACTGACGACAGCACTACCGAGAACAACTCGGAAGAAGGCTTCGACGGCTACGCGCCAGTTGGCTGGGGATCGAACGGTGTCGGAGGAATCGACCCAACGGTTTACGACCAGTGGCGAAACCGAACCTTCCCATACGCGGAAGTGACTCGAGAAGACTTCGTTGAGAAGATCATCAACTCGATGGACTTGTGTTCGTTTACTCCTCCTGTCTCGCGACCTGACATCGTTAGTCAGACCAGCAATGACTGGGAGTTGTTGACGACACATAGCCGTTTGGCTGCATGTCGTCGACTGTTGCAGTTGGGCAATGACAATATCGGCGACGATATGGCCAAGCACAGCGGAACGGTTTACGTTCGTGGTACACCAATGAACTGGGTTCCAGCTTGGACCAATGCCGCTAGCGTCAATCAGCGCAATGACGGTGTTGTTCTCGGAGTCAACTGGAAGACGTTCAAGGCGTACTACGCTCAAGGTCGCCAGATGCGAAAGCGAAAGGCTTACCAGCACCCAGAAATGAGCAACGTCCGCGTTCGCTGCATGGACGATAGCGTCCAAATGGTTTGCTTTAACCGTCGGGCTAACTTCCGTGGCTACTGCACAAGCACAGTAACGGAAACCACCTAAGATTTGTCCACAATTGTGGACGTTTCAAAGTATCCGTCTTTTGGCGGGTGAGACGATAACCCACACCCGCCACCATTTTGAATCTGGGAACACACCCACCCTTAGCTGGGTCTCCCGCTTTTACTCAAGGAGTGCATTATGCACACACATTTCAGTGAACTTTCGACAAGGCTCTTGTCGAACAATATTTGGAAAGACTTTGGCATGCCAAAGGGCATGAATCCATCTGGCAGTTCTTTTCACACACCAAGCGGGAATGCCGCATTTGGTTTTTTTGACGACTTCCTCACGTTCAACGCTACGTCGCTGGTTGGTCCGTGGATGAACCTTCTCGGAACTGGCTGTACTGCAGCACTGGCTGCTGACACCGCGACCGAAAAGGGTGTTCTTGCACTTGCCTTGGACGGAAACGCAGCGAACGACGAGGCTGTGCTCAAGTGGGGCGGTCTGGCTTCCGCGCCGTTTTTCCTGGCTAACAAGGATCTTGCGTTTGAGTGCCGTTTGTCGGTCAGCGCAATCACTGCCGCCAAGTGGTCGTATGGCGTAGGTCTCGGAGAGGCCAACATGATCGTCACTGACGGTCTGTTCGTGGACACCACAGGAGCCTTGGCGGACAAGAACTTCCTTGGATTCAATCACCTTCAGGCCGAAGGAGCTGCGATCGACGCGGCTTACAAGGCTGACGGTCAAACGTACCAGAACGGTGCAACCAAGACTAAGCTTGACTCGCTGCACACCGCAGTCGCGTCAACTTACGTCAAACTTGGGTTCCGGTACCGTCCGAACCCAAAGACGATTGAGTTCTTTGTCAACGGTGCTATTCCTGGTGGCAACATCAGCCCAGCTCGTCTGACAGCTACCGAGCTTGATGCCGCTACATTCCCTGACGATGTGTTCTTGGCACCGATCATCGGCGCTAAGGACATCGCAGGCAACGCTGCATTGACTATCAACATCGACTGGATCGCTTGCGCTCAGTACGAGTAATCAGTCTGTAGATTCAGGGGAGGCGGATTTTGCCGCCTCCCCGATCTTTAGCGTCTTCAAGATAGGGCGATCCAATGACCAGCACCAATGTAAGCTTCACAATACTGCAAGAGCGTGTTGGTCATTACCTATTTGGTATCCGCAGTGGATTCACATCAGACCAGGAAGCCGACATTGCTGACTGCCTGAACGATGGGCTACGTCGCGTTTACTCTGCACACAATTGGTCTTTCCTGCGTCCGATCGCAGACGTGACCACAACCGCGCCGTATGTGACTGGAACGATCACAGTTGCAGCAGGTGTTGTAACGCTCACTGGTGGCACGTTCCCATCATGGGCGGCTTCCGGTGTACTGAAGGTCAACAATCGGTACTACTCTGTAGCGACTCGGGACAGCAATACCCAAATCACACTCACAAGCACAGCAACCGTATCAACCGCGGCGAGCTACCAGTTAGCCAGACCGGAAATATCGCTAGACGCTGCGTTTGATGCTGTGTCAAACGACAGCGACTTGACTTACTATCCAAGCGCTGAGTCTTGGTATCCACCAGTGAGATGGCGGCATGACTCTGCCATTCGACTGCTCGAAGGCAATAATCCAGAGTTCGACCGACCATTGTTCTATTCTGTTAGGACAGTGACATTCGATCCAACGGTAGGAAGCAGAAAAGTGCTGGTGATGTATCCAGCACCAGATCAGGCTTACACACTCAGGGTTCCAATGATCCTGCGTCCTGTTTTGCTTGAGTCAGGAAGCCCTTATCCAATTGGTGGAGAGGTGCTGAGTCAAGTAATGCTGGAAGCGTGCTTGGCATCAGCGGAGCACAATTTTGAAGAGAGTGAAGCAATCCACGAAAAGCGATTCATGGAAATGATTGCTTTAGCGATTCGCGACGATCAAGAGCGAAGTTCTCCAACATCGCTAGGGCCAGACTCTCCCCGAAGCGAACGCGCTCGATTCGGTGTTGTAGATGACGAATACCGCTTGAGGCAGCAGCGAATCGGCGGACTGACACTCGACGGAACAAGTTTGTAATTCAAAGGGACAATAATGTTTTCATCAGCCAAAGTAGATATCGTTTGCGATGCCGGGGGTGACGCAACTGTGTATTTGTCGCACGGAATCAACAGAAACCCCAATGGGTTTTTGGTATGCTTGCGATACGCACCTGGCACTATTGCTACCGGTGCGGATTTGGTAATCACTGGCGAGACCAGTGGGATTCCAATTCTGACCAAAGCCGACGCAGGAACGAGTGTTGCGTTCTACTACCCTCGTGCATTGCTTAACGCTGTGGCGGATGGAGCGGAATCGACTAACGCAAGTGAGTTCATTCCAATCAAAGACGAGCGAATCAAAGTTGTCGTTTCTGGTGGCGGCAGCGGCGGGGCTGGAACAATCGAAGCCACTTTGTTAAACAATCCACCGTACTAGTCTTGTCCGTAGACTAAACCTGAGGATCAATCATGTCCGTAAGCGCCCATAGAATCCTGAACGTAATTCGTGATGCAGATCACGCATTGAACGATCCCGGTGCGGGCGGTCGGATTGAGGTCTCTGGCGACTTGCAAGTCTGCGAGCTAGTTACGCTGGCAGCAGAGTCTAGAACTCTGGACGATCCAACTAAGGCTGGCATCCGGCTTGTAATTCGAATGAAGACTGACGGTGGCGATTGCACAGTTACGGCAGTCAATGGACTCAATGCTGACGGTGACACCCAAGCAGTGTTCGCTAATGTTGGCGACCAGCTAGAGTTGATTTCAGTATCTCACACAACGGGATATCGCTGGGATATTCTAGTTAACACAGGTCCGGCTGCGTTGCTGGGTGGCGCGGCTGGTCCAACACTTATCACTGACATAATCGCCTACTACCGCTTCAATAGTAGCGGCGAGGATACAGTTAATGGTCGAGACCTTACTGTTGAGTCAGGAACATTTGTAGATGGTAAAATCAATGGTGCATTGCAAGAAGGATTTGCCGAAGCTGCAACAGTGGTCCAAACAACTGGAGAGGTAACAATCTCCATGTGGATAAATATTGGTATAGATGCAGAAGACACCGCAGCAGCAGGTCAGGTACAGGTTACCGATGGTCTTAACTTGATTAGATTAACCCAATCCTCCAGAAATGGTTCTGCAATTGTTGCTGAATTTAGAGTATCTGACGGCAGTACAGAACAATTTGTAGAAAATGCTGATGTCTCTGTTACCTCTGACACTGAGTGGCTCCATGTAGTCGGAGTTATGCCTGTTGACGGACAAATGTACTTATACGTAAACGGGGTATACAACAATGCGTCGGTAGTACCGTTTCCGTTCGAGATTTCAAGCATCCAAGTAAACTCCACTCCAGACGCAGTTTCTAAAGTCGGTGACGTTGGAATTTGGAATCGAGCTCTCACTCAATCAGAAGTCACTCAACTTTACAATTCAGGGAATGGGTTAGACCCAACAGCATAAGCATCACCAACGGAAACCGATCAACGCAGATCAACGCAGAGGATAGAGACCACAGCGGATTGAACTTTACTATTAGTTAGTTTTTTGAAAGGAACTTAGTTATGCCAGCGGGCAATGCACATCGAATTTTAGACACTATCAAAAGTGCCAACCACTCACTCCCAGATCCAGGTTCGGGAAAGAGGATTTCTGTTCTTCAAGACTTGCAAATTTGCGAGTTAGTGACGGTAGCAGCCGAAACAAGAACACTTGCCAATCCAACACAGGCAGGAAACCGCCTCACGCTGCGAATGAAAACCGATGGCGGTGACTGTGTTGTCACAGCATCAAACGGTTTCAACGTCGCTGGCAACACGGTAGCCACGTTTGCTGACGTTGGCGACTTGTTGGAGTTGATTTCGGTATCAACCACAACCGGTTTCCGTTGGGAGATCTTGGTTAAAGGCTCAAGTGTTGGCTTGGCGTAATTGGGGATGATGTGGCAACCAAGGAAATCGTATTCCCTAACGGGGTAGGTCGCGGACTGTCGTTTAGACAAGAAGTAGGAAAGCGTGAGCTTTACACCTGCCCATGGAGTACGAACGTCAGAACCCAGGACTTCACAGGTCGCCTACGTGGCGGCTCGTGGGCTCCACCTGCTTCAACGACAACAGTAGGAGTGGTTCATAGTGGCGGGTATGTGGTTGCCACGCCAGGGTCAAGTGCGCCGGGTACTAGCAGCAATGCCGACTGTATCTATCGTGATCGATTCATCCGACCTGTTAGTCAAGCAATCTACGCCAGCAGGCTAGGGGCTTACACTGATTGGTCTTTGCGATCGGACATCAGCGATGCTACTCGACCGTTCGTGATGCAGCTATCGGAAGCTGGCGAACTGGGTGGCAACATCACTGCCTTGATTCCGCACAAGGATGCGTACCTCATGGCGGCTACCAGTAGTTCGCTGTGGGTGGTTCGAGGTGATCCAACTGCCGAAGGTGGTTTACAGAACGTTTCCAGAGACGTGGGCATTGTTGGTCCGAGGGCGTGGTGTAGGGATCATCTCGATCGATACTACTTCCTGTCTTCGCATGGGCTCTACACAGTGTCGGCAAGTGGCGATGGACTGCAAGCTTTGTCTGAGGATGTTATTCCTGAACAGCTAACAGGAGTGACGGACGCAAACACGGTGCTTGAATACGATCATGCAACGCTGGGCGTTCGCATTTACATTCCATCGGCAGCGGTCAATTGGCTGTTTGAAACCGACCGTCAAGCATTCTGGCCGTTCAAGGTTGGCTATGGAAGTTCGCACATTGCGATCGGTCCATTGCGGATGAATGATGGCGAGACTTACGGGCGACTGTTGAGGATGCACGGAATAACGGCTGCCAGTAGTGCCAATGTTACATGGCGCGTGCTGGTCGGAGAAACTGCGGAGGAGGTCAGTGCCAACGCAAAGACTGCGATCGAGACGTTGGTAGCTGGCGGTTCTCCAACGAACGTCCATAGCAGCGGCACATGGACGGCTGGAGTCAATCATCGATCGTACCCTCGCGCCAGGGGTTTGTTCATGATCCTGCTATTATCGTCTGCCGGTACGTGGGGTTGGGAAGGTGCTGTTTGTGTAACAGAACCAAGCGGAAAGTGGAGATAAGACATGCCAGATCAAGAAATACCAATAGTACCAGAGCAGAACCCAGGCCAGAGCACGATTGATCTGCCACGCGTCATTAATCCCTACTTGGGGATTTGGTGGAGCACTCAGACAGTCACTGGTATCCCAGAGAACGTGATGGGATGGCTGGTTGCTCAAGGGTACGAGATCACTGGCATTACCCAGGACACGACGACAGTTCCGCCAACGAACTACTTTGCATTGACCAAGGAGGGCATGCAGCCTTGGCAGGTATTGCTGAGTTTGTGCAACAGTTACACGATCGCGGCCAACGAAGCCAGAGACGCCAACGAACTCCGTTACAACGAGATCGTTACCAACTGGACGGAGATGATCGACACATCGCATGAGCAGTTCAATGCGCAGACCGAGGAGCAGAATGCACAGGCAGGTATATTCCTGACTGACTTAGATTCCTACATGACTGCGGTTGAAACGCTGATTACAAGCAACCAGTCGGATCTAGCCGCTGATGCAGCAGAGGCAAAAACAGCGTTAGTGGCAATGGACTTGAGACTGACCGAGCTGGAGTCTAATGCTGCGGACAGTGCAGTCACTATCAACGACTTGTTGACTGAACAGGAAACAAGTCTCGACACGTACATCGCGGACTACGACACTCGACTTGGCGAATTGCAACAGAACGTTGCCGATCACATTGCAAGTGTGCTGGCCGAAGTGAGTTCGCTCGGCACAGTGCTGGACAATCACGTTACCGACTATGCACAGCAGTTTGATGCACTCGTGGTGAACTACAATTTTCACTTGGCGGACATTGACGAACTGCTGGAAAACGTGGCTACCAATGTCGATTCGTACGTCACCAGTGTCAACACGATCCTGACTGCACTAGATGACGACTATGAAACCGTCTCAACAGACCTAGAGGCGGTTAGAACAACGGCCGGAACGCTGGTCAACAATCACGTAACTGATTACGCCGCTATTCTGGTCTTGCTAAGCACCGACTACGATACGCAGGCCACAACGACGCGATCCATAATAAACTTCTTGCTTCCGGACTACACGGCGCACGAAACAGTGACGGTAGGTATCACAGATTCACTGGATTCGGATTTCTTATCGCACAGTGGACTGGTGAGTGGGTTCTTGGATGGGCTTGGAGAAACCGAGCTGGCACGAATCAACGAGGAGTTTGCTGGAAAGCTATCTGTTCAGTTGCAGTCGTTGGTTACCAGGGGGTTATCTACGGCAACTCTTATAACGGATATCACAGAGCGCAATCATCGCGACAGAGACGAGCAAATCCAACTGCTCAACGATCGCTTGAATCGCGAGAGGTTCGACAATCAGCACAGACTGTACGACCAACAACGGTCTATGCGTGCTCAGAAGTTGGACAACCAACACAGGCTGTACGAGCAGAAGCGGGCTATGCGAGCCCAGATCATCGACTCCGAGCAACGACTGTACGAACAGCAGTTGGGCATGCGAACGCGGACGCTTGACGGCAAGAGCCAATTGCACACGGTTCAGCAGGAAGTCTTGCGGTATCAGGCAACGCTCATCAGCGGAGTCTATGCAATGCTTCAAGAGACTCGCAATCGAGTGCTCTCCGGTAAGCAAGCCATCTTCGCTGCGAAGGACGCTACTGAAAGACTTGGCATTGAAGTCCAGACTCGGCTGTACACACAACTTCAAGACGTTCGACAGCGGGTAATTGAATCTGCCGACAGGATCTATCAGCTACGGGATGTGTACGCGAAATGGGCTAACACCGAGACTCACAGAACGTATGAGCAGTTGCAGCAGGTAAGACAGCAGTTCTTGGAAGCCGTCGAGCGCCAGCATACAGCCAATCAGAACGTGACGCGAACCGAGATGTCACAGAGGGATACCCTTCTGCAACAACTACAGGCCGCACTCACTGGAGTCCTGGGTGGTAAAGAACGATTCTCAAATCTGCTTATGCAGAATGCCAATATGCTGTCCGAGCATCGGCACAGGGCAATTGTCGAGAGAATGAACACAGCAGCCCAGCGACTTGAAGGATGGAAGTCAGTGGCCGCCGAGAATCGCCAGTTGATGGCCTATATGCTTGACGAGAGAAACAAGCTACTGATCGGACTGTACTCGTTTGTTGAACGACGAGAAGACATAGGCCCAGAATGGGCCGATATGACAAAAATGATCAGCGGCTTGGCCGATAGTGGCGGGGGCTGGCTGACTCCCTAACGACTTATGAACGTGCTTTTTTCGTAACGTAACTAAACTTTCAAAGGATAAAAACATGGCTGGGAATCCAGTTCAAATCTCAGGCGACCTAACTGTTTCTGGTGATCTGCGGGTAAATGGTGCCATATCACCACCAAAAGCTAAGTCCAACATTCTAGCTTTAGCTGAATTGCAATCTTTCCAAATTCCACTTACTGAATTTCGGGTGTGGGATGCGTTGCAGACGCTATTGCCGGGAACTCCTGCTACCGACGATCTTGGACTTGTTGGTGGGACGTTTGGTACTGCTACTCCGTCAATCCGATCGGAAGATCTGAAGACGCTCGGAGCGACTAACAAGCGTGCGCGATTCTTAGTTCAGCTCCCTTGGGAATACCAAGCTGGTGAAAGTGTTACAATACGATTTAAGGCTGGAATGATTACTACAATTGCCGGAACATCGGCAACCATAGACATTGAAGCCTATAAGCTTCAGGATGATCCAGACGACGCTATTGGCTCCGATCTTGTTAGTACGTCTGCTGCATCCATAAACAGCCTCACGTTCGCGAATATGGATTTTGTGATAACTCCAACGTCTCTATCTCCTGGGGACATTTTGGACGTTCGCTTAACCATTGCAGTTAATGACGGAGCAGGCGCTACAGCCGTAATCGCAGGCATCACGAGCGCCAAGTTGTTGGTCGACGTTCGCTAGGAATAGCAATGTTCAGAAAACGTCGTCGCCCAACTCCGGGCTACAAGATTCCTCCACCGTTCAACCCCATCCAAGGCGAGAATGCCAATCTTCGCCAGGATGGGGTATCTCCGTTCTGCGCGATGATGCAAGTAATGGAGGAGGACACCTACGACGACTATGTCATCTGCCGCGGATGCGACCCGAGAATACTGCGGTTCATGAATAATATTTCCGTAGCCAAGCCTTTCGGGAGACGCACGCCAGGCACATACCAAGTTGGAGAGATCTACCCAGCGTTCTTGCCTACTCAGGGCAATGCCAACTTCACGGACTTTCGAAACGTGACGTATTTTCCTCCTACGCCGAGCAATGTCCTGTGGCGCGTTGGCCAGAACCCAGGAGTGGCCGTTGGAGGACTAGATGGTGGTCAGCCAGAAAACCTAGATGGCCAAATCGAGATCCTTTACGACCACAATGGGAAAGTGATCAATTGGCTCTTGATCGATGCACCTAAGACTGGCGGATCTGTAGAAGGCCCGTTAGAAACTGCCGAAGGTGGAATTTATGTCATGTCGGTAGTTGCTGCCTCGCCAGACTCTTCAAATCTCGTTGGGGAATCAGTGGAAGTAATCGACTTATCCGGCTGCATCTTTGACGAAGCGGACATGGACTTGATTGGAGTTTGGGTGTGGGCAGGCTGGAAAGTATCTGCCGAATCTCCCGATGGAGCGTGGGTCGCATTCAATAGGTGCTGCATATAATGCCTCCAATGCATTGCTGTTGCGAAGTCTCATCAAGCAGCAGTTCTAGCTCAAGCAGTAGCAGTTCAAGCTCAAGCAGTAGTTCGAGTTCAAGTAGCAGTTCGAGCAGTAGCCCAAGTAGCTCAAGCTCAAGTAGTCCAAGTTCCAGCAGCTCAAGTAGCTCAAGTATTAGTAGCAGTTCGAGTAGTAGCCAGAGCAGTTCGAGTAGTTTGGTCAGCTCAAGTAGCAGTTCGAGTTCAAGTAGCAGTTCAAGCTCATCCTCATCACCTTCATCATCTTCGTCATCACCTTCGTCCTCTTCGTCATCTTCGAGTTCATCCTCTTCAGTTGAACCAACCACTTGCGTAGGTCAACCTTGCTTTGGCTTCTGGAATGGGTCTGTATGGATTGTAGAAGCAACCCAATGCCCACCAATAGCTCCTGGCGAGGAGTGTCTTTGTGCAATTAGTGGCGTTGGTTCTTTTGAAGGTGAAATTAGATTTGGTGTTTGCGGAGGATTACCACCATGATATGCAAATACTTAGTTCAAAGTGAATGCCAATTCGCCAAGACGATCGTTGGAATTTCTTTGCCGACTACTTCGGGCATTTGCCAACATTGTTTGCAAAGCGATCAGCCAAGCCAGTTAAACCGCGCTACAGGTTCATTGGTTGCCGCGCATTTGCTTAGGAACGGGAAATTCAATGAAGCCGATCCTGTTCACGCTAAAATCAAAGCAATCCTCACTGTTCCGGCCAGCGGCATTGGAACAGAGTTGAAAAAATTGATTTCTTGGTTTCCAATTCCGAACAAGAGCAATTGCCGTTCTTGTCGAAACTTGGAAGCTAAGATGAACCGTTGGGGACCGGATCGTTGCGAGGCTAAAATCGAGTACATAGTTGGAAAGTTACGAATTGCAGCCAAGCGCCGAGGAATTCCGTTCATTGAGTGGGCGGTTCGTGCGATGGTTCAGACAGTAATTAGAGCGGAAAGAGAGAGGGTAAATTGATCCCCA